GCATTTGACCCTACACAGGAAGAGGAAACTTATTCAATGATCACAGCAAACAGATTCTGGTCACAGATATTTGGTGTTGCTTTTTCAAACAAAAGATTCTTACACTTCCTTATGTTGTTCGTTCCTGTTATGGGAATGTGGACATCTTCAATAGGTATTGTAGGTCTTGCACTTAACCTCAGAGCATACGACTTTGTATCTCAAGAGATAAGAGCAGCAGAAGATCCAGAGTTCGAGACTTTCTACACTAAGAATATACTTCTTAATGAAGGTATGAGAGCATGGATGTCATCTGTCGATCAACCACACGAGAACTTTGTGTTCCCAGAAGAAGTATTACCTCGTGGTAATGCATTGTAAATAACATACATATGTTAGAATAAAGACCCATATAGGGTCTTTTTTTATGTAAGGAAAAGATGGATCTTGATGATCAACTACAATTAGCTCATCTTCTTTTACAGGAGAGAAAATGTAGAGTTTGTGGGGAAGAAAAAAATTTAATAGATGGTTATTATCGAACTCGAAAAAATGTAAGATTAGCATCCTCCTATTCATATGAATGCAAAGAATGCACGGTCAAAAGAGTTTGTGAAAATAATCGTCGCAATCGACTTAAGAAAAACCGTATTAAAAAAATGAAACAAACTGAAAATTTGCAACAACTCATGGAAAGATTTACTAAGAGATTAAATCAGACAAATCCTGATGACAAGGAAAGAGTATCTTATCTTAAGGGTTGCATAGACACTGTTGATTATTTGGCTACAGGAAAACTACCAAATGACGGTAATCACGATGGTATGAAAAATCATAGACCTAGACATTCTGACCTTGATGCGTTAGACTAAAAAATATCAACCACTATATAAAATCGAGAGATCATTACTTATGAAAATTTTTCTTGATACTGCTGATACAAAAACGATCAGTAAACATTTCGAGACTGGATTGATTGATGGTGTGACCACAAATCCAACATTGATTATGAAAAGTCATGAAAGACCTGACGATGTTTATCGTGACCTTGTTTTAATGGGACTTAAGGATATAAGCATGGAAGTTGTAGGAACTAGAGAAGAGATGCTTGCAGAAGCAGATCGTCTGATTAGTAAATTCCATGATGCGGTCACAATCAAAGTGCCATGTACACCTGATGGCCTTGCGGTCTGTAAGGACTTGTATGCTCAAGGTGTTAGAGTTAATGTCACATTGATATTCAGCGTCTCACAGGCGATCCTAGCGGTCAAGGCCGGCGCAAGATATCTCTCCCCTTTTGTTGGTCGTGTGGATGACCAGAGATTTGGTGGATGTAATCTCATTAGAAGAATTAAAGAGGTGTTGCCAGTGCATATTGCAGCACAATATAATCTACCTGAGATACTATCTGCCTCTATTAGATCAGTTGCTGACGTAGAGCATTCATTTGCT